CTCCAGCGCCGAGTCGAACGGTGTGAACCCACGTGTAGTGTGGGCAAGGGGCACCCCCCCTTTTTAATCTAGTATCCAAGAATCATCGCCCTGGACCGGCTAAACTGTGTTAAACCTGCCACTGCAGGTCGCTTTTTAAGGATTCTCATGGCGCACGGGGCCACAAACCCCTCCTGCTGCCGCGCGTCTCCGAACAATCCGAAGGCATACAGCTGCGTCTTCATAGTATAAGCTAGAGACGATGTAATGCCTGTGTTCGTCCACTCGACGGACAGTTTAAAAAAGGGTCGGGTAACCGGGACATATTTATACAAACCAGCCGCCACGCAGTGGAAGAGGACCCTATCACCCTCCACTCGCTCTCTCCGCGTCTTTACCTGCGCGTTGTAAATACACTGAGAGAAATCCCACAAAATCGAGAGAGCCTCTATGTCAGTCGGATAATCCACTACAATCTCCAACGACAAGTGGAGGTTCAGCTGAAAATCGACGGCTCTGAATTTGAGTATATCTCGAAGGGGATAGAACTTTAAATGGGCTGTATTGCTGTACTGTTCGGGGGGTTTGACTATATTTGTAATTAAACCCTCAAAGTCGGGATCCAATGGGTCCTCGTCTTCAGTCTCAGTTTGCACAGAGGGTATAAGACGGTAACTCCCTCCATCCTCCAGCGACACTGTTTCAGTAAACGAGTCCGTGGTGAGGGTAAAGTCTTTCTTATACACCGTATGAGACAGACCCGAGGTGTTCCGAGCATTGACATTATTAGTTGCTCCCCGACCTCGGGAGGAAAACTGCCTCATCTCTGAGAACGAATAGTACGATAGCAAAGTCTGTCTCGGTGCCGGGGGGGGAGGGGGAGGCGGTAATTGCTAGGCCCGGGTGCCCTGGAGTACGACTTCGTAATCCACCCATATTTCGCCGATGAATTTTGCGGTGGTGTCTGAGTCACATTTCGCTGCATAGCGGAGTGTGCCCACAGCACCTTCATCGTCGGTTTTCGTGGCGTCATACCAGTTTCGGGAATTGAGCATCCGCACTGGTAAGCCAAGCATTTTTGAGATGCTGTTGGCTGATATGGGGAGCGACATGTGTGGGGTAAGCGACAACACTTTTTGCCTTTCAGTGACCGCTGTCAAGGTGGGTTTACTGTATGCGCTGCTCATCTGGGATGACCAGTCCATACCGACGGCTACAAGGCCGCCTTTGTTAAACCCACCGGCGGCGCGCCAGTGAATGTTAAGCCGTTTCCATTTATAACGTTCGAAGGACCCCGCGACCGTTTTAAGCCACGGAAAGTTCGGTAAGGCCAGTACGACGCTGCCATTGGACTCTGTAGTGTTGGCGGACAGCGTCACGTCCACCAACATCTCTTCTCTACGGAGGACCATCTCACCTTCCGCCACGGCGCCGCACCCCTTTCTTCTTGGAGCGCGCCGTTTCGTGGTGAGGTTGGTCATAGCGGCGACTAGTGCCTTCTCCATAGTCTTCGTAGTGGGTTTCTTCTTGGTACGTCTCGTCATGGTCGCTGTTTTTTGTGTGGTTCTGCGAGGAAATGTCGTATCTTCTGCTGCTTTTCTTCGTCTTGGTTTTGGATTTCTTTCGGGAATCTAGGGCCTCAACCTCAAGGCTGATGCCCCGCGACTGCTGTATGGCGTCGCTCAGTCGGTCTGTCAACAGGGCGGACAGTTTCTCGAAGCGTTCTATTAAGAGCGTCTCGAGAGGCGGCTGGCCTCCCAGCCGGGAGGTTAGACGCTCGTCCACCTGGGCAAGGCGCTGCTGGGCGCCGTCCAACTTGGCCTGGTTATTCTGGGCGGTCCTCCAACTGGGATTGTTATGCGCTTTGAGCGACTCGGCTCGTGCATTTGCGGCAGCCTCCATCACCTGGGTGGGGGTAGGGGGCAGATATGCACTTGGCAGCGGCACGCCGTGCTCTCGGATTAACTTGTCAATCATGACCCGAGATGCAAAGCTTTTTGCACGCCGGATACTGTTTGCCACGGCGCGGGCAATGAAACCCGCGTGTGTGTACTCGGCGTGGAAGAGCACGGCGGTGCCAGACTCAACCCGAGTTGGGACTGTGCTGGTGGTCCACGAACCCGTTTCCCCCGTGGCCTTGGTGAGGAGATGAACCATGTAGGACACGGGATCTCCCACCAGTGCACTACTGGTGACTTTGGGGTGGTGAATCACCTTCACGTCTCGAGGAGGAGCAACGGCCTCACCGTTAAACTCTTCCAGGACCACAGTGCCCCGCAGGGGTGTGGTACGGGTGTCGGGCCGAGTGATCGGAACTGTGGTTTTACCATCCTCGAGCACTTTCGTGTCCAGCACTCTGGCCCTCTCCTTTATGGGGAACTGAGAATGGAGCGCCGGCCCCTGGGCTTCGGTCTTGAGGCCCAGAAGAGGCTCGCGGGCGTCATAGCCAGCGTTATAGACGAATTTTATTGCCTCGTGTGGGTCCTTGCCTATACGTTCGGCAAGAAGAGGTAAGGGCAAGGCTGTTTCGCGCAAGATATGGTCTATGGTGTCCTCCACCGTGGGCATGGTTGCCCCTTGGGCACCATCGGGTAGGACAACCTTGCACTTGCTACCTGGCTTAGTACGCTTCCCCTTTTTGTAGGAGGCACCTGAGATCCCGGGGTTGTCTGCCGGAGTGGCAAACGCCTCGGGTGGTTGAAGGACCATAACATCTGTGGTTCGTCCTTCGCCCGTCCCAGCTAGGCGCGCTCTATAGGGTGTGATCTTCCCGAACTTCCTCATATTGAGTTCCATGTGGCCGGAGATGAGCACTTTTACACCGGGAAATAGTTCCGTCCACGCACTCCTCGCGCCACCACTGTAGATTTCGACCACATTGGCGCGGGAGGGGACAACGTCTGAGGCGGGGAAAACAAAGTCAGGGAGTAAGAGGCCCTCTTGTGGAGCCTCTCCCCTTCCGTTACCGGCCTGCACTTGCATAATGACGGCCTCCGCTGTGATACCGTTAAGGACGTCGTTTATCACGTCCACTATCCGGGGATCGAAAGCGGCCCCCGTCACGAGGTACCCCCTCATGCGGTCGAACCGCCTCCGTGCCGCGGACAGCGAGTAGGTGTCCATATCCTTGTCCTTGGGCACAACTAGCATCCTCAGCCATTTCTCGGTGGACAGATGCGGGACCACGGCGCCCTCCTCGGTGTTCATCCACTGCACTCCCAGGAATGTCTGGGGGCACATGGGCTCTCCGGGGGGGGCCATGAAATTCGCCTGCTCCACTGTCCAGGTGCCTGCTTTTATCTCCAGTCCAGCATGATTCCTCATCCATTTCCTAGCGACATCCTCGGTGAGGGTTCGAGGGTCGTGACTCTCTAGCATTTTGTGATACGCCAGGACGGATTTATATGTGTTGATGCCGGTGGTGTCCGGCACTCCACTACACATACCGTGCTTGGCTTTTTTCCTCCATATTTTGGTGCCCTGAACTATGAGCATGGGGTCCAGCGCCATATCTTCCCACAAGTCGATCATGGACTCCATCCAGACATTGTCCCCATGTTGTTCCTTGAAGAGTTTTCTGATGTTATAGAGCCGAGCGCGGACTATGTCTGCGTCGATGCTGCTGTCCATTTGCACAAAATCGGGGGATATCCTGTATATTTCCCCGTGTTGTTTGTAATAGATAACCACATCGTCGCTATAGGCTTCCACGAACCAATCCCCCTCCTTCTTCAGTTGGGTTTGTATGTACTTAATCTTCTTAAGTCCACCCCCCCCGGCCATGGACCAGCCACAGGCATTCGAGGTGGGGGGCCCATCGCCGACTACGTACATCAGCTCATTGTAATGCTGAGCCATGAAACTCCAGAAGAGAGTAAAATGCATGGGGTAGTTCATGTAAGGTCTGGTCTTAGTGAGCAACTTCTCAGTGTCGTAAGTGTCGAGCTTGTTCTTCACTTCGACCAAGAAAAGTTCAGGTTGGTCCGTCATCAGCTGTTCCCATGTACCGGTCGTGACTGCTTCGACTATGTTGGGTAGAACCACTTCGAGGCAATCTCGCATGGCTTGGCCTTTGCTCCTACAATAGGGGTAGCCCGCGCCTGCCTCTTTGGTGATTTCCACATCGTCCAGCAATACGTCGAAGTCCGCGTTCCAATCAGGTACCGGAGCTTTCCGTATGGGGAGCAACTTCTCCATCAGCCCGGCGAGTTGTGCTACTGTGCGCACCCCCGCCGTCCTGAGGGATGAGACTGCGGGTCTGGTCATGTTCAATCGCATCCGTTCCAAAAATCCTGAGGGTGTGCCGGAGGTGTACACAGCACTCGAGTAGGCCGCAGCCACATCCATATAAGGGAAGTGGCGCAGCGCAGCCTCGAGGACAATGTCGTCTCGGGTTTGCCCACCGAAGGTCCTGGTGGCTAGAGACCTGCCCAGTTTCATCTTCACGCCGGATGGGTGCACGCTCCCCTGTGGCCCAACATAGCCACAGATGGGTATCGACTCCGCCTCCAGCGTGAGAAAATCGGATAGGTCCTGCAAGGCCACCAAGCCTTCGGGATCATTCGGAACGGCCCTCCTAGAGGACTTAACCCGTAGGAGGTCCGCTCGAACCACGTCCGGAGGGCGTGGTGTGGATGTTGGTAAATAGTTACGGGGGACCTGTGCGGCCGCATTTTTCAGCGACGCAAGGTCTTGCCTAATGTAACCTGCGGCAGCGATCCTGGCATCGCCCACCGTTATTCTGTCATTCACATTCACGGGGTTTGAGCAATCCATACTGAATCTTGGCGTGC